AAGTCAACCCGCGAAGGCGAGCACCAGACAGGGTATCACACCCGCAACAATGCACCCCCTGAAAAGAACAAGGGCTTTGACGGCAACCAGCAAGTTCTCTGGGGCGGCGGCGGTCGGTTTGACATGGGTAGCGCATTGGCAGGAAAAGCTGTACAATCTCAGAACGGCGAACCTGTCGGGTTTAATCCTAAAGACCTTGGGAACCTGTCAGGCCCGAAAGCTGCAAGCTATCTCCCCGACCACCAAGGTTTAAAGATTAACAAATGAAGATACCAAGCAATCTTAAAGAGCGCGAAGATTTTTATCTCGACCTTGCAAACAAATGCGAAGTATCTAAGCAAGAGCGCATGGGCGATTACTCGTCATTGCGTTCTTATTTCTTGTTTGGTGCTGGCCCAGAAGAATCCCCAGCAGTTTTTAATAAAATCTATTCTCACATAGATCAGCTCTCTTCATTTCTTTATTCAGCAGAAACAACGCGCTTTAACTTTTCTCTTGGTTCTGCCGTAGACGAAGTTCAGCATCGGTATGTTCCGGCAATGACCCAGCTCATCCATGATGAGTGGAACAACTCAAATGCCGACCAAGTATTCTCGACTGCTCTAGTCTGGGCCTTGGTTTACAATTCTACGTTTATCAAGCTGATCCCGTATAAGCACAGCATCACGCCCTACATGGTTGATCCCGGCAGCATCGGAGTTCTCAGGGAAGATGTTCCGTACACTGATCGTCAACAGTGTATTACTATGAATTATAATATTACTAAGGCGGACTTGTACGCTCGTTTAAAAGGCCATCCTCGGCGCGATGACATCATGGGCCGCGTTCAGGCAGCACAGTTTGTCGGTCAGCAAATCCCTGAAGGCGTTGACCGCATTATCATGTCTCAGACGAACCCGACCCTTTACGGGACGGTCAATCTCGATCTTTACGGCTATAACCGGATGAAAGCCCGTATTGCCGAAGATACGATTGAAATGACTGAAATGTACGTCTGGAATGACGAGACAGAAGATTATCAGGTCGTTACTAAGGCTTCGCCTGACGTTCTGATCTTTGATCGGCCTAACGAAGAGATGTTTTTGAAGGGTGAACTGCCCTTTATTCAGATCTGTCCGAACCCTCAATATGATTATTATTGGGGTCAATCAGAAGTTTCCAAGCTGATTTATCTTCAGCAGATGCGTAATAGACGCATGACTGAAGTTCTTGATCTGCTTTCCAAGCAAGTCAATCCTCCGACTGCATTAACTGGCTTCACGGGCATATTGGATGAAAAGAACTTTGCTCTTAATCGGGCTGGCGGGGTTCTTTCTAGCGATATGCCTAACGCCAAAGCCGAAAGACTCGCGCCGCAAATACCGCAAGATCTTTACGCGCAGTTCAAAGAAATAGATGCAATGTTTGAAGAAGCTTCAGGCATATCAAGCATTCTTTCCGGTCGTGGAGAGCAAGGCGTTCGTTCTGCTGGACATGCAAGCCAATTGGCTCGTACTGGGTCATCCCGCGCCAAAAAACGGGCGATGGTTGTTGAAGACAGCCTTGAAAAGATGGCGACGCTCTATGCAAAGCTGCTTCAGGCTTACGATCCGACTGTTTTGAAAGATATTGAAGGCCAGAAGTTCCTTCCAGCCCAGTTTACAAAAGATTACGTTGTTAAAGTTGATGCTCACTCTAATAGCCCAATCTTTATGGAAGATTTGCGCTCATTGGCGTTCAATTTGTTCAAAGCACAGGCAATCGACAAAGAAAGCTTGCTTGATCTTCTTGATCCGCCAATGAAGCAGCTTCTCAAAGACCGCTTGAAGAAAACTGAAGCCAAGCAGCCCGCTCCAAGCGGTGGCGCTCCTAAACCTAAAAAGGCTGAATGATGGCAAAAGGTGCAAGAATCGTAGGTCCAGCGGATCAACCTAGGGCTTCATCTGCCTCCTTGTCTGAAACAAGGAAACCCGCTAGTATGGATTATAAGATTTCTGGTGTTCGTACTCCGACACAGCGTTTGGGTACAACCCGTAAACCGAGGAGAGATTGATGTATAAATCAGTGAAGCGCTCCCGGCGCGGTAAACGCCGGTAATAGTTTGGGGACGTTCAACACTAAACTTGGAGGCCAACATGGCTCGCAAGATGCACAAGCGTAAGGCAAAGCGCTAATCTCTTCGGAGGTTGCGTTTTTCTATTTTTCTTCCCCCACTAACAGGAGGCCAGCATGGCTCGTCGTAAAGGCCGCAAGGCAAAGCGCTAACTAAAACACGGGTTAGCCCCGTTGTTAGCAAATTTCGCCTGAAGGGGGGCGAATAAAATAGAATACCCCTTCGATTTTTTAAGGACAGATAAATGGCTGATGATAGTGCAATTATGGCAATGTTACAGGGTGGCGCTGGTGGAGCGCCTTCTGGAGCTGGTGCAACGGTAGGACCGGCTGGCGCAGCTCCGCCTGAAGCACCTCCTATGTCATCGCCAATGTCAGCTCCTGAACCTAAAGCCGGAATGCGTGACGCGGCTCTCGTCAATGTCTCAATGGCACTTGATTTGATTGAGCAGTCTCTTCCTGCAATTGGCAGCGAAACAGACGAAGGCAAAAAACTTATTTCCGCCCTCTCAACTTTGACAAGCGTTCTTGGCCCGAAAAAACAAAAGGCCGGAGAATTGCAAAGCGCTGAAATCCTTCAGCTCCTTCAAAACCTTCCTCAAGCTGGGGGTGGCACTCCGGGTTCTCGCTCTATCGCGGGCGGCCCACCCAATCTCGGCATGATGAATCCTCCCGGCTCACCTCCGGCTGGTGCACCTCCTATGGGCGCTCCTCCGGCTCCGGGCGGCCCTGTACCCCCAATGTAAGGAAATTACTATGGAACTTTTTAAGCCAAGGGGTGCATCGGCTCCCCGCAATCCGACCACTGACAAGCAGCAGAACGGTCAGATTGTTAATACACCTCGTTTTGCTCATCTTGGCGGCCTTTCCGGTCCATCCAAGACAGGCAGCAAGAATGCAATGACGATCAAGCCACCGGGCGACGGTCGTAAAGTTATCTAACTGAAGGATAGGGGACAAATATGCCTTCTCTTGAAGATTTATCGTCAGAAGCTAGAGATGAATTGGCCTCACTGGCCCGTCAACTTGCTGAAAGTCCTGATACACGGGAAGCTTTCTTGCGTCTGACAAAAAAAGCACGTCCTGAGATGACGATTGATTCTCTTGACGTAAAAGACCAGCTTGAAGCCCGCAACAAGGAACTCACAGACAAATACGAGTCCCTTGAAAACAGGCTAAAAGAACGGGATGCCCGTGAAGAGCTTGATCGTCGCCGTCAAAACCTTGTCCGTAATGGCAAGGCTAAATCGGATGATGAAGTCTCAGAAATTGAGAAACTCATGCTTGAAAAAGGCATTCAGAATCACGAAACGGCTGCGGAATATTATTCATTGAGCAAACAATCGGCACAACCTACATCGCCAAATGTTTTCTCAAATAATTTTTTGAACGAAACAGCCCGCGATACGCTGTCCAAGTTCAATAAAAATCCGATCACTGCCGCTCGTGATGAAGCAGCTAAAGCCCTCAATGAGATTCGGAAAAATCCGAGACCTATTGGGTTCTAACCGGGGACTTAACAAAAGGAAGTAAGCGATGGCTATTGGTGGTGGTATTGTTCCAGCATCCGGCTCAACGCAGTTTAACGAATTAACGTACGTCACACGTCGTGCGTTTATTCCGAAGCTGGTGGTGCAGATTTATAACTCCACCCCGCTTCTAGCTGCGCTGATTGCCAACTCTCAGACTGCTACGGGCGGTGTCTCGTCTGTAACGGTTCCTGTTCAGGGTGCACAGTTTGTTAATGCTCAGTGGTCGGATTATTCCGGCTCGTTCGCGCAGCCAGCAGTTCAGCAGGGTGCGTATAACGCTGAGTTCGATCTTAAACTCATGATTACGCCTGTGCCGTTCCTCGGCATGGAAGGTGTTGTTCAGCAGGATCACGCAATCATCCCATTGATCGAAGCTCGTATGAACGATGCTACGAACGTGATGATGGATGCTATGTCCTACTCGCTCTATAACAACACATCAAATACACAGCAGTTCATTGGCCTTCCGGCGGCTGTTGACGATGGCACGACCTCTGGTGCGGGCACATACGGCAACATCAACCGTTCGACCTATGCTTGGTGGAAGTCGAAGCTCTATACGGCTGGTTCGGTTAACCCAACCCGTCAGAACGTGCTTCAGTACATCTCCGGCACGGTTAAGAACGGTGCGGAAGTTCCGACATTTGGCGTTTGCGGCTTCGGCACATGGACGCTTCTTGCTCAGGATTATGTTGGCCAGGAACAGTATGTCATCACTCCGGGTAACGGCTTTGATGGCGATGCAAACGGCCCACAGGCTGCGTTCCGCGCTCTCATGGTTGCGGGCGTTCCGATTTATCCAGACCCGTATTGCCCAGAAGGTACATTGTATCTTCTCAATACAAATTATCTCTCGCTCTATATCCATGAGCAGGGCCAGTTTGTGTTCACGGGCTTTGAATCCACGCTTCCGAACTGGCAGATTGGCTATGTCGGCGCTGTTCTCACGATTGCAGAACTCGTCAGCACCAAGCCTAAATCCATGTCGAAGGTGACGGGTTACAACTCGCTCACGCTTTGATAGGAGGCATAAATGGCTTTAGGTCTTAATAAAATCATTCTGGCTAACGCTTCTTCCAATACGGCGGGTGCGTACTTTGAACCAGTTGTTGTTTCCAGCGTCGGTGCGGGCAACGCAACAGCGATGGGTTCGTCTCAGTTTATTCCGGCTGGTCTTTACGTCCTTCCGGCAACTGCAAACGTAACCATCGAGTTCAATGCTTACACCGGAACAGCAAATAGCTGGGTTTCAATTGTTGCAAACAACACGGCTTCGCCTGTGATTGTTTCTGACGGTTACAATGTCCGTGCAAATGCTGTTACGGGAACTCAAACGGTCACGTTGTTCACGGTCAACGGTGGTCAGGCTGCCACTCAGTCCTCTTACGCTACCTCGTAAGGAGGGTTGAATGGCTAATCCTGATTCAGTAGGTCAAAATACACAAGACAACTTTGGCAATTATCGTATTGCCACGGTTGGCCCTGTTTCGTTAGCCGCAACAGGTAATGCCGTTGCAGTCCTTCCAATTTTGAGAGGTGGCACAGGTGGTACAACCGAATATATTATTCGGCGTATTACTGTCGGCAACCTTTCAAATTCGGCGGGCGGTTCAACTGGCAATGCCGCTACAGTTACTGTTTCTGTTGGAACATCGAATGATGGCGCAAATCTTGTTGCGAACGCTCAGACAACAACCAATCTGAACGGCGCCGCTGGTTTTGCGGATCTTACGTTGTCTGCAACAGCTAATGCTAATTGCTACACGGCAAACGCATTGTTCCTCAACATTACTGCAAACGTACTTGCCAACCATGCGGCATTCGTTTCGGTCTATGGCGACATTGTGACGTTCTGATGGTTTGGGTACACAACAAGGGTCAAGAATTTTTGGTCGATCACTGGGATGGAAAGCCTTACAGCTTTTCACCTAACAAACCGATTGAGGTTCCTGACCATGTTGCCCAACACATTTTCGGATATGGGCTTGAAGATAAAGTCTCTGTTCTTGCGCGTCTCGGATGGACGAAAACCCTTGTTGACGTTCCCAAGGCTATGGAGCGTCTCAATAAGTTTGTAATCACATCCGAGAAGCCTCAACCCTACCACGCCACGTCCCCAGTGGTAGACCAAGTACCCTCCCTTGCATCGCGGCAGGGGAGGGGAAAGGACTCAAAATAATGTGGGTGATAAATGACGACTTTACAAGATTACATCACCTACACGCGCCGTTTGTTGCATGACGCAAACGCGAATTTTTGGACTGATGTTGAACTGGCAGATTGTGTGAACCAAGGCCGCTCGCGTCTCATCAGAGACACGGGCATTAATCGTATTAAACAAAATACGGCGGCTATTACCAATCAAGAGCAGTATTTTCTCAGCAATACAACGGGTTCAGTATCTGGCATTTTGATTACAAATAATGGTCAGAACTACACAAACCCTATTGTTACGATTGATGCGTCTCCGACAAGCAATAACGCCACAGCAACCGCTGTTTTAGGCGGTATTGGGCAATATGGCACGGCAACGTCTGGTCAGGTTGCTTCAATCACTCTTGGTTCTGCTGGTGGCGGGTATACAACTGCCCCCAACGTGACGATTACTGATTCCGGCGGCAATGGAACGGGCGCGGCTGCAACAGCTTACCTGACCGGTGTTCCGCAGGGAAATTTGACGATGGATGTCGTCAATATCAATCTGTTTTGGGGCAATACTCGTATTCCATTAAGGTATTTGCCGTGGACGCAGTTCAACGCAGAGCTTAGGTTCTGGCAAAACTATGTCGGTCGCCCTATTGCGTTCAGCATGTATGGCCCGGACAGTTTCTTTTTGTCTCCTGTTCCAGACCAAGTTTACCAGATGGAATTGGACACGGTTCTTTTGCCTGTGACCCTTGTTAACCAAAATGATGTGGATAACGATATTGGTCAGCCATGGCAGGGACCGGTCCCGTTTTATGCTGCCTACATCGCTAAGTTTAAAGAACAGAGCTATGGCGAAGCTGAGATATTCAAGCAACAATATCTGAGCCAGATGCAGAACGTATTGTCCAGCACCTATACTCGCCGTATGCCCGATCCTTATTCGAGGCCATACTGATGGCACAATCACCTGAACAGAAAAAATCTTATCAGGTTGTTAAATCCTTTAAAGCGCTCAATACGAAAGCTAATCGTACAGCACTTCAGGATGATGAATTTTCTTGGCTTGAGAATGTCCAGCCAATCGGGTTTGGCAATCTTAAAGTTGTGCCGACAAGTTCAAATGTTGCATACGCGAACACTGTATCTGTTTCTTGGTCAAATACCGTATCAAGCCTTACGTCTGTTAACATAAAGAATGTTGACTATGTTCTTGCGTTTCAGCAAAACGGCGGCGCTCAATATTTTAATTTAGCCAATTTAACCATTGGTACGCTTGCTAATGCGGGTACGTTTTCTGGTACAGGCGTTCGCGCTCGGCAATGGAAAAACGAACGCACAATCATTATTGACCCTGCGAATGGTTATTATACTTGGGATACGGCAAATCTGATTACGGTCGGTTGTATCAGTTCTGTTGGTGTTACATTCCAAGGATCGCACTACACGAGCGCTCCAGATGTTACGATCAGCTCTCCTAATCAAGCGAATGGTGTTCAAGCAATTGCTTTTGCTTCAATCAGCAATGCGTCTGGGACTATTTCATCTATCCAAGTAACGGCTGCGGGTTCTGGTTATACAACCATCCCTACGATCACGATTGCCCCTCCTTCAAGCCAGTTTGGAACTCAAGCAACCGCATCGGCTGTTTTATCTTCCAACACTGTTGTTGGTATCAGCATTACGAACCCCGGCTCTGGATATACTTCCATCCCGTCAGTAACAATTTCCGGCGGTTCCGGTTCTGGAGCGGCAGCATCAGCCGTCCTTGGCTCTGGATTTCTTAACAGTATCGTTGTTTTTGACCCCGGCACTGGTTACACGTCTGCACCGACGATCACTTTTACGGGTGGTTTGCCCAGCCCTGTTAATTTGGCTAACGTCGCTAAAACATCAAACGTAGTTACAATTAACACATCAAGCGCACACGGTCTTGCAACGGGTGAAATTGTAAACGTTACATCGAACGTCGCAAATATATCTGCAAATTCTGTCACAGTAACAGTCACAAGCAATATTGCGTTTACATACCCTTTGACTGGGGCAAACATTGCTACGACTGTTTCAACGGGAAACGTATCTTATACTCCTGCGACTGCTATTGCGGGGTACGTGACGTTTGCAACTGGCACAATTGGGATTGTTCTGGAAAAAGGCGGTCAGGGTTATACGTCTGCCCCGATTGTTAATATCACAGGTGGCGGTGGTGCTAATGCCGCGGCAACTGCAATTGTAAACGGCAATACAGTCACTCAAATTATTGTTACCAATGCCGGAACTGGCTACACAAGCGACCCAGCAATCAGTTTTTCTGGTGGTGGAGGCGGGTCTGGAGCGACTGCATTAGGTTTTGCAACTACAAAAAGCAACATTGATATTGCTTCGTTCCAGAGCCGTGTG